TAGTCGCAACGGGTCTCCGGTTCCTTGGAGAGCGCTTTTACTCCGAGCGCATAGCAGCAAGCGCTGCAGTCTCCGCATGTTCTCCCGGTGACACGTTGACTCAAGATCATCTGTGCTGCGCGCATTACTCCGGTTCCTTTCGGGCTATTTCATATTCTCGAATGGTTGCCATGATCAAGGCATACTGCGCAGCATTATAAGCCGAGTCATCAGGGATCCAACCGTTAACCGCGCAGAGGAGGGTTTCGTAATCGTATTTTTCTTCTTCCTCTGTCATGGGGTCCGATGAACCATTTAGACTCATATGGAGATCTGAACAAATCATTGATAGGTGTCTGTACGCTCCGCTTGGATGCTTATCCGAGCGTTCTTGCTCTCTTCTTTGTGCTTCTACCGGCATAGCTAATTCCTTTTTCCTCCGATAAGGATTGAAACATAGAAAACGACATCCGCATCAAATTTATCCCAGATAAAAAGGAACTCATAGAGCAGCCCCGCTAGCTTTCCTTGACGGCAAGCCGGACACCTACAAAGGAGAGAACTCCGAGTGTGAGTCATCATTATTCCCGCAGGGCTCCCTGTGGTGCGTGCAATCGCTCTTTTGCAATTTCCAATATTTCCAGGAATGGGTTTCTCCAGTCCGGACGATAGATCAACCTCGCTTGTTCCTGGGTAAAGAAGCAAGCCGCTCCCTCCGAGCATACCCAGGCATTCGCTCCGGAGTCTACCGGGAAAAGGTAGACATCCATGGGATCCCCTTTGTGGGTTTTGTGCTGGAATAGGTATTCAAAATCCCTGGCAGTGAAACTCCCGTTACTTGGTACCTGTCCCGTCTCCTCTATGAACTCTCTAAAGACGGCTTTGCGGCTGCTCTCCCCCGGTTCAAGCTTTCCCCCCGGTATAGACCATAGCCGAGGTCCCCTGCAAAGGAGGATGTCAAACTCCGTATTGATGACAAGGGCAACGGCTGAAAACGCTTTGATCCTCATGGGTTCATTATCTCAACCATAGGGGGCATGGGCTCTTTTACCGTCTTCATAATCATCTCTCCCAGCACAGGATCCCAATCGAAGCAATTGTAAACCGTCCGGATGATATCCGGATAGTTATAACGTGGTTTAAGCGGATTCTTCCCTAATGGGAGTTCCCATCTATAGGCAGACCGTCCGGCATAGCCGAAAGCTTCCGCCCATTCCGGCTTTTTCATATCCATCATGATTCGATACTCTGGCGGAGACCGGAGCGGTTCCCCTACCATGTTAAGGTCGAATTTATCCCTTAACACGTATTCCATGATAATCAAACCAGCCGGGGGAACTCCCCTCTCTGGCCATGTCCTTAAAATCAAATCACTCTTATATCCAAATATCTCCCGGGCTTCCCCCAGGGAGATCCGGCATATATCGCAGAATAACGCGAGCATCCCCCGGGGTTGCTGCTTTCGAGCAAAGAACTCCAATACGGCCATCTTCCGCAGCCGTTCCGGGCTTACCACGTTGCCAGCGTTCTTTAAGCACGTAATGCAGCGATTGACCATAAGACGGAACTCGATTCCGTCTATGTATGTCGTTTCATAGATAGCCGGAAGTTCCTCCGGCTTTTTGCAAGTGCTACGATGGATCATCTTCCCATCAAACCGTAATAGTGAACTACGGATCTTCCGTCAATTGTATCACTTCGATTCATGATCAATCTCGCGTCGGAAATCTCCCCTTTGTTTAATCCGCGTAGCCAGAAAATGAATAGATTTAATCCCGCTTGGGTTTCCCTTCCATCCGCGATAAACGAATAAGGATGACATTGCCGGTGATAGGGCTCCCCCTTAAACCATGCGGCTTCTTCCCTAAGCATGAGTTCTCCGCAGCGCTGGCAATCGGTTGTCAAGTTCATCAGGTTATTGCCACAGGGAAAGAGACTCCGCGCACCAATCCCAAAACCGGAAGCACGGGAGAAACGACACCAGCGTTAGCCCGCACAAGCCAGAAAAGAAATAGGTCTAATACCTGTTCTGTATCCGTTCCGTCAAGAACGAATGCATAGGGACCAAACTTTTTCCCCCTGGATACATCCAATGGATTCATGCTAACACCGTTTCCAGGCATTCCAGGCAATGCTTGACGTTGCAAATCTCCCCATAGGTTCCGGTCCAACGGTGATTCCCGTTGCATGGTTTCGTGGGAGCCCCGATCAAATCGCAACCCGCTCCGCAAGTGCAAGGGTTGAGGTAGCACCCGGAGACCCGTCTAGCCCTCGCAACGTCTCCGAGACCTCCCCAGGGGGCATGGTCTCTGCCAGCATGGCCCGCACGCGCACCACAAGCGCTGCACGCTCTGGCAGCCGCTCGGAGGCTGCAGCCGTGACAGTGAGCAGCGCAACCGCTTCCGCAGGGGAGAGCGTAGCCGGGAAGATACCTAGCAGCATGTTCACGGTTTCAAGCTCGCCAGCGCAAAGCAAAGCGTCAAAACCTGAAATAATAGATGAAACTCGTTTCCGCTCGTTACTTTCGGAGGTCATAGACCATTCCCCTATCCCATACGATCCCTGAATTCCGCTCTCGGAGCCTGGAATTGATTTCCAGGATATCGAGTAGCGCGGCTTCCCGGGAAGGTGCGGTAAGCACGGCTAGCCGCTCATAGGCCAGGATCAACGTATCCCGTTCCAAGTCAGAGAACCCGGCGCTTAGCGCGTCTTTTCGGATTCGCTCCAAATCGTTAATAATCGAGTAAAGATCCTGGTCTTTGCCCCCATTGAAGATCGCGAGCATCAAAACGGAGCGTGGTCTGCACTCCGTTACCATCATGTGCATAAAGTCAGTCATCGGATATACACGCTTTCCAGAGTAACCCAATAGCCGGAATCAACCCACTCCGCAGCCATCCGCAAAGCTTTAGCCAGGGAGAGCGGAGAACTCGGAACGGAGGAAGACGAGTAGAGATGATCTCCGTTCTTGTGAACATAGAGATCTCCGGAGGTCTTTACGTAATAACCATGTTCGGTGGTTAGCTGTACTTTCATAGCTTGAACCCATGCGCCAGAAACCAGCCGTGATCACAAGAAAAGCAAAAGAAATAAAAATCAACAATAGTCTTTCCTGATTCTTCGGTCTCTGGAATCGGATAGACCCGGGCAATTGCGATTTTATTACATTTGGGGCAATCCGCATTCAGGACAGCATGGGAAACCGCATTTGGATCCCCTGAGAGACCCATCCGCGCTACGGCTGGCACGGGTCTAAACCCGGTGATTGTCCCTTTATAAAGGGACTCCAAGAGATCCGCAGTCTGCGCTAGGAGGTCTCCCGCGTCTTCTATAACGTCATGGGGGCAGACTTCGCGCCCCAATTCCTCCGATTGGTGCGCTTTGCGCCGGTCTAGCCACCCTGCAGCGATCTTGCACTCTGCGGCTAGCGCTCGGAGTTCCACTAACTTCTCTTGCATTGCCATCGTGCTATTCCTTCATTCTAATTCGAGTTTAACCGCCCACTCCGGTTTATTCTGGTCTGACGTGTTCTCCGGAGGAGAATGCTTCGCGCATCCTGGGTTTGCACAATACCACGCATAATCGTAATCTTCCTCTGTCGCTTGCGTAACCACGACAGGATACCCACACTCCGCACAGCACCGGGGACTAAGCCATGCGTGATTATGCCGATTTGGGGGCATGCTGCAGCGTCTCCGGCAAATCTTCTTCCTGGCAGACCTCATGTTTCGGTCCGCAGCCGGAATCCCGGACATTCAGAATCAGCTTTACCCTGTGGTCGCAGCCTGGAATCGTACAGCGCTCATAGCCGATTACCCAATTGTCCCACTCTGAGAGCTTAGCCGGAGCGTTGATCGTCTTGTGGAGCCCGATCCTGCAGAGGAATCGGCGAATCCGCGAAACGGGTTTATCTGACGTAATTACGGCTGGGAGGTCAAATGCGCTCATGCATTCCCTGTGTACCACGCCAGAAAATTTTGTCAATAGGCGCCAGCCGGTTAACCCGGGGGAAATTCCTGAAAAGCTGGCCAGTGCTAAGGGGCAAAACCACTGAACAAATAGGTTGGGTTGAGCCCCTATGATCTCATCAAAACCCGCTCTGTCCGACGGGACATAGAAAAACCTGAGATTAACTACAAAATCTTCCGGGCTGGACCTCGGAGCCTCCGGCTAGATCCGGGTCAAAACCTCAGTAATGTCAAAAATCGGGCCTAACTCCTTACGGAATAAGGAGATCCGTTATTGAAGGATCAATAATTGTCAGCTAGAACCCTGGATCGTGATATGGACTTAAAAATGATCCGCTTCCTCTGCGGAGTTAGAGCCCGATTTTGACAAGATCACGTATTTTCGTGATGCGCCTGAACAGGTGATCAGTCCAGATTATTCGTAAGTGCCTTAGCTTTTTGTGGTTAGTGCAGTTAAATTCCGGGCTCCGTCGCTGTGGAGCCTGGAAAACGAGTCGATAGGTTCCCAGCCTTTCACTGTTAGTTAGTTCAGGTAAAATCCGGTCCAATGGTCCGACAAGACAAACGTAAGCTACCCTGCACGGTAATTCTACAGGTATGACCATCGGACCTCGGTTGACGCGAAAAAAGATTATTTTTTATCTGGACACATGGAATCAGGATCGCTAGAGTAAGGGACAGAAAGCGAGGTTATCCGATGAATCCTGCCGTTGTTTGCGCTGGCCTTAATGTCTTGATCTCCGCCAATACGGATACGGAGACGGCTGCTTATCGGGTTGTCGTGGGGGACATGACCGCTTCTGAGGATGGAACTCCGGTCCAGAGTTACCGGGTGCTTCATCCGCGGAAGTCCCGTGAAGCCTTCAAGGGGACGGCTAAGGAGGTCGCAGCCTGGATTCTTCACTAGCGCTAGCTTGACCTCCGAGACCGGATGCTTATGTAGAGGGGATGAGCTTCCGGAAAACACAAGATGGAAAATGGCTCATCTTTGGAACTCCGCTAGAGTTCCGGAGTGGTAGAGTCATCATAGTGACATCCGAAACCATTATTTACCTTTCCCTGGGGAAACCATTTTACGCTGGGGAAGGTTTGGCCTGTTACGGCTATCCAGAGTGACCTAAGAAAAGCGCTTGCCGTAGCTGCGCCAGCCGTGGTATGCATGGGGTCTCTCGGAGGTCCCATGTTCTCACGCCGATCGCTCTCCATGCTCCCCCTGCTGCTTCCCCTGCTGTGCTGCGCCGATTCGGGGGATCCGCTCGTCCCCACCGTGGGGGGCTCCGATCCCCAGCCGGAGCCCCCCGTGCAGCCGCCCTCGGAGGTCTCCCCCGGCCATGTGGATCGGGTCAATGTGACCTATGGGCTCGACTCCCCCAACCTGCCCCCCGTGCAGAGCGTCGCCGATCGCTATGGGGAGCAAGCCCAGATCTGCGCCAGCCGTGCGCGCAGCGCAGCGGACCGCGCAACCCGCGCGCAGAAGGAAGCGGGGGATCTGGCGATGGCTGCGCAGCTTTTCACCAATGCGCAGATCTTCGCTCGCGCCGCAGCCTCCGAGCAGCCCGCGTCGGAGTCCGATGTCTCCCTGCGGGATACCCTGGCAGCGGGCGCAGCCTCCGACGCTGCGACCGCGGACAAGATCCTGCAGTCCTACCCGGCGGAGATCCCCCCGGTCTAGGCTCCCGCTCCGCGCATCCGGAGACTTCCGCAGGGCTGCAGACCCTGTAAGGTGGTCTCCGAGTCTCTCTGTCAATGCCAAACGCCCGCTCCGGAGTCCGGAGCGGGCGTTTCTTTTTACAGGTTCAAGAAAGCATCCCGGGATGACTTTGCTTTATTCGTGAGCGTGGAATCGTCCGACCCGGAAAAGTGGTACTCCCAGAATGCCGGGAATATACCATATCCCCACAGCCGACCGATCAATTTCTTCCCCAGGTAAACAAATAGAGAGGTAAAGCTATTATTGATTCCATTGATGGTATTGTCCAGGATCATCCGAAAGCGCATGGTGGGTATCTCCTCTGTCTGATTAAGAAGATAGTCCGGACCTCCGCGGAGGTCAATAGTTAAAAGAAACTTTTCTGGATTAGTGGCCAGAAACCGAAAAGCCCCGGACCGAAGTCCGGGGCTTGCCAGTGGGAGCCCTGTGCTACTTGTTCAGACGTGGCCACCGGCTACACAGGTTCCGCCGAGTGGAGACCATCCCATTTTGCTCCGTCGGAAGCTGCAGCTTTGGGGGCGCTGCAGCTTGTGGCTGCGCCCCTCGCGACACTTCCCTTTGGAGCCCTCTACCTCTCCCGTTGCCCGGGGCTGCAGTCCGACGGTTTCCCGCGAGATTGCTCACTTCCCCAGGCAGCCGCGCCGCTGTGGCGCTAGCCGTTCTGCAGGTTGCCGTCGCTGGCGCAGCCGTTGATCTTGATGGGCAGCGCTCGCGGCTTGATACCATTGTAAGTGGGGAATCGCGCGCAACGCGCGGCAGTATGGCCCAGCTTGAACGTCATTTGACCTCCGGAGGTCCGTTGCGGGTTTCGGTGAATGCTGACTAGGAAAGACTAAGCGATCTGGCGGGGGAGTGCAAGAATTATTTCAGGGAGCGGATAGCCTTGCGTACCAAGAGAGGGGATTGGCCGGTTTCCTTAGCCAGGGATCTTACTTGCTCGGCTTCTTCCCTCCGCGCAAGCTCTCGCTTCAAGAACTCGGCTACGGCTAAGCAGGATTCCATTTCTCCCTGGTCTCCCTCATTAATCTCTAGCCAGGCTATCGCTACTCCGATATCCGCGGCTTTCATCTTCGGACTCGCGCCGGAAGCCGGAGCGGCTTAGGGGAGGTCCCCCGGGCTGCAGCCTGGACTAACTTCCGCTTCTCCCGCTCGGATGCATCCGGAGGAGGTAAAACCGGCTTGTCAGGAAGCGGACAATAGTAATAGGTACGCCCCCAAATTGGATACCAATCCATTTATTTCCCCTTAGACCGCGCATCCGGAGTTCTCCGCATGAGGCTTTCCACGTCTCGGATGAGCGCTAGCCTGTGGTCTGCGGAGACTTCGGAGGGAACAATCCCCAGGGGAGCGGTTCCTAGCTTTTCTAGGAGCGCTTCAAACCGGGGGATTAACGGCTTGATCTGGGAATCGGTACTCCAGTCATTCAGGGGGAACTTTTCCACGTCTCGGAGAAGCGTCCAGAGACGATCCTGCCTGGGGGACATGGTTACGGAGTTTCCTCCGTCTCCGCCTACAGTCATTCGTGCCATGGCTAATCCTTCCTTCCTCCCAGATTAGAGCGATTAACCCCCAGGCTATCACAGCTAACGCGAGTCCTGCCATTTCAGTATTTTCTTAAATGAGTTCATCGATCGCCAGCCGGATCGCGTTCAATTCGTCGCAAGAGAATCAATCAGGAGACATTCCTCTTTCTACTATGTCCAGGCTCATTACTCATCTCCATCATTTACGCAACTCCAGTGGAGGACAGACGATAACCATCTTTGGTGATCAAATGAGCTCGCACAAGACCACGCGCGCCCCTCATCATCCTTTCCGAGGTCCGTAACCCCCTTTCCAAATAGCCACTCCGCGCACAGACAATCCCCACCGTCTGTAATGATGACCCGTTTGGTAGTTCCGATCTTCGCTCCCAGCGTGCGAGTAAGCCGGATGAATTCGGCTACGGCTTCTTCCGGAGAAACGAATTCCTTTGTTCTCTCTTGACCCACACGAAAGAATTGATAGACGGAGAACTCGTTTCCTCCGGACAGTGGATTCTCTTTTTCTAGCATAGCTGCAGCCTTTTCCCGCGTCTTTGTGACCGATTCCCAGAATGCGCGGCTTTCAGGGTCGGAAAGGTTCCGGCGGATTCCCATGCGACAAGCATATTGCAAACCATGGCCCGGTCAAGGATAATCCCCCCATGACCTACGGCTTGACAGAGGGAGCAATTCCGGGAGCCCTGCGGGATATCCCGGGGATGTTCCATGCGCTCATCTCGGATGCTCCCTATGAACTCGGATTTATGAATCGTGCCTGGGATAAGTCCGGAGTGAGTTTCCAACCGGAAACCTGGTCTGCCTGTCTGGAGAAGCTGTATCCGGGGGCTTTCGGGCTGGTCTTTGGCGGAAGCCGGACCTATCACCGTATCGCGACGGCCATAGAGGACGCGGGAGCGATTATTCATCCAAGTATATTCGGATGGCTGTACGCTTCCGGATTCCCGAAAGCAACCCGGATTGACACGCAAGTTGACGAAAAACAGGGATTTACTCTCAAAAAAGAGAAAAGAACGCGCACCGATGGCAAGAAAACCGGAAACGCGCAATCCACGTTCAATGCGTCTCCCCTGGACATGACCTATGGGCTCCCGCAGTCAGAAGAAGCCCAAAGATGGGTTGATCATCGATACGGACTGCAGGCCATGAGGCCAGCAATGGAGCCCATTATCTTATTTCAAAAGCCGTACTCCAAGGGCTCCAAGGTTGACCAAATGGTTTCCACGGGAGCGGGAGCCCTTAACATCGGTGGCGCAGCCCATAGCCGTACAGCGCGGCTTGTGCCTGGGATGGGAGTCATGGGGGTTAACTCCTATGGGGAGCATACCGGGGATTGGTATACTGACGCTTCCGGAAAGCGAGTAAGGGACTCCAAGCTATCGGATACGTCATGGCCCAGCAATGCGGTAGTGTGCCATGCGCCGGATTGCTCGGAGTCCTGCAGCCCAGATTGCGCTGTGCGAGCATTGGAAGCGAGCGGCGCGAATATGGAGAGCTTCCTTATTCTGGATTGGGAATGTGAGATCCAGGAAAGGATAGGGAGGTCTCCGCAAGCGGTCTACGTACCCAAGCCGCAACCGGAGGAGAAAGACGCGGGAATCTCTGCTCCGGCTTCCATCGTTTCCGATGGTCGGAACAAGCCGATTGACAATCCGTATCTGAGGGGAGAGACGGAGCGGAGAAACACGCATCCGACGGTAAAACCCTTGAAACTGGCGCAATGGCTAGCTACACTTCTTCTTCCTCCGAAAGGGTATGAGCGCAGGTTGCTAAATCCGTTTTCCGGGTCGGGCTCCGAGATGATCGGCGCATTGCTTGCCGGATGGGAATACGTACATGGAATAGAACTCCGTCCGGAAGCCTGCAGGGAATCACGGGAGCGTGCAGATTGGTGGTTAGCCCACTCCGCAGCCCAGAAAATCAGGGATCCCCGTGCGCTCCGAGAAGCCGTCAAGGATGCTGCAGGCTTTGAGGGTTCCTTCTTCTCCCGGTCAACGGATTACGATTTTTCAGGAGACGATCTATGATAATCCTCCGAGACATCAATCTAGACGTGGATTCGATTTGCTTCGATATTTATAAAGGAAAGCATGATGATGCTCTCTTGAATATTCTTGAGAAAACAGAGGGCTCCCGCTCGGATTGGATTCGAGAGAGAACACGGCAATTACTCCATACCCACGCATGGCTACGGCTTGAAGTGCTAACCAATCCAGGCTCCAAATGAAAATTGATTTCACGCATAAAGACTTTTATAAAGCGCTGGTTAAAGCGGAAGATGCGTTTATCCGTAAGCACGGGTTCAAACGGGTTATGAAGCGACAAACGGCTAGCGCAGCCGTCGGCTTGCCCGTGGCATCCTATCTAGCCGCTTGCCGAAATAACTATCAAGAGGGGGAATGGTATAAACCAGGGGAGCCTGGAAGCCTTTCTAGATCTGATTTGCTTATGACCTTGAAGCGTGCATATGGGTTTGACGGAATATGAGTCAAGAGGAAGATAAGGAATTCGATTCCCTGATTAAGTCCGTTGTCAGGGCTGTGAATGCACGGGGGAAGTGTGCCATGCTCGCGGCTGTGATAGCTGCGCTCCCAGCCGAGGACATAGACCAGATAGCAGATTTGTGCATGTGCCTATCCTGCAGGAAAGGAAGGATGCATTAATGGAACGGAACGAAAGAGACGCGGTATTAAATGACTATCTCTGCGATTTGATTTTGACCGGAAGGTATGATCATGAATTGCCTGGATACATCGCAGCGCTAGATCTCACTCATCCGAGCATGTATCGAGAGATTAAGGAAGCCGTTTGGAAGCGTCTCGACGCGCTTACTACTCCAAGCAAGGAAGCCTAATGGATACCGGAGCAAACTTCTCCGATTGCGGATTGTACAGATACTTGCTCTGGCGAATCTGGGATGAAGAAAAGCCCCGGATGAACTTCCTTATGCTCAACCCCAGCACAGCGGATGAGCGGGAAAACGATCCCACGGTGGAACGTTGCCAGCGCAGAGCAATGGCTGCAGGATACGGGGGGCTGTACGTAACCAATCTCTTTGCTTATCGGAGTACGGATCCTGCAGGGCTTTCCACTTTCCGGGGGGATCCCATCGGTCCGCTTAACAATTCCTGGATTCTCTGGGCTGCGCGGCAAGCAAAGGTTATCTGTGCCTGGGGAAATCATGGTAAGCTTCTTCGGAGGGATGAGGAAGTGATCCGGATGCTCCGAGCGGAGAAGACTCCCCTGCATGCGCTCCGGCTTAACGCTGGAAACATCCCGGCGCATCCCCTGTATATTCCTTACTCGGAGCAACCCGTTTTGTGGGGTCCTTAAATGCTAATCGCTAGAGCAACATATTCCTTTCCTCATGATGCGGATGGGAGGGAGCCCGCAGAGGTCTATTGCCATTGGCCATGGAATCGCAAGGGAGTAGAACTTGCTGACGCGGAGGGTATTGTAATTTCCCGACAGGAGTATGCTCCGAGGTCTTTTAATCCTTATCGTGATGAGGTCATCATTGAAAAGGAAGATAAGCCATGATTGAAGCACATTATTGCAACATGTCAATCAAGAAGTACGTTGAACCGCAGGTATGTTACAGCGTCTCTTTTGAATATAAGCGAGGTGATGAATGGATCGCTAGCCATGATCATAGGTGCATGGCTTCATCTCCTCTAGTGGCGGAGAAGCGCTGGCGTGGCGCTGGTTACGGAGAAATGCGCAACATCGTGGTTACTCGTGTTCAGACCTAGCCCCTAATCCCACCTATCCACCTATCAGCGCATCCTTAGCCCGCCAATTGCCGGGCTCCCTGGGGAGATGTCAAGCCATGATCGAACTAACGCTTATGAATGGGACTAAGATCGTCATTAACCCGCATTGGCTGATTCACTTCAGACCCTACAAAGACGGGTGCAGGCTCTTTATCCCTACGTCAAGAACAAAAGAAACCCTACTCGTGAAAGAGCCCTATGCTGCAGTTTGTGCTAAGCTGATTTCAGCGGGCGCAATGTGCAAGAATGCAGTCTAGCGGAGGTCTCATGCGGAACTACATTCTCTGGATCCTCGTGTCAATTTCTCTGGTGTTCGCGGTCTCCGGCTGTGCCAGCACAGATCCTTACGAGACCCGGGAAGTCTCGGAGAAGAAGAAGCCGAGCAAGCCAAAGAAGCCGCAAAGCCCCCCACCCTCTTATCCCTCATGCTAGCTTTTAGCGGCCACAGACCGCACAAGCTAGGCTACAACGGATACAGCTTTGACGCTCCCCTGCGAATCGCGATCCGGCTGGCCATGCGTGCGAAGCTCCTAGAAATCCAGCCGGAGAAATGCATTTCCGGGATGGCCCTTGGCATAGACCAGGATGCAGCCGTGGTATGCAATGACCTCCGGATCCCCTGGATAGCGGCTATCCCGTGCGAGGGTCAAGATCGGCTGTGGCCAGAGTCCAGCCGGGAGACCTACCGCAGGCTGCTAGCTACGGCTACGGAGGTCCGGGTTATCAGCCCCGGACCTTACTCCGCGCAGAAGATGATCATCCGCGATCATTGGATGGTTGATAACTCAAAAAAAGTTCTTGCGGTATGGGATGGATCCAAGGGGGGGACTGGCCAGACTGTCACGTATGCAATCGAGAAAATGTTAGAAGGAAAAGTAAAAAAGCTAATTCGGATTCATCCAAAAGAGGTTATTTTCGTCTTTGGTTCCAACCGTGCGGGTAGACATGGCAAGGGGGCTGCGCTGCATGCTGCGCAATTCTGGGGAGCGGAAGCCTGGGTAGGGGAAGGGTTGACCGGCCAATCGTATGCACTCCCGACGAAAGACACTGATATCCGGACTCTCCCACTTTCGGATATCGCGTATCACGTTGACAACTTTATTTCTTTTGCGCATGCGCACCAAAAGCATTTCTTTCAAGTTACCCGGGTCGGATGCGGATATGCTGGGTACACCGATAAAGACATTGGGCCTATGTTTGCAGCCGCTCCGCGGAATTGCTTGCTCCCGTCGGAGTGGGAAGTCTACAGGGGGCTTTGATGCGCTGCCCAACGGGTTATTTTTGGGTTGCACACTTTCTAAGGCTGTGCAATTGTGAATCTCAGAAAGAGAGGATTAGGAAAATGCCGTTGAAACTCTACTCCCACGCTTACGATGATGCGCTGCAGGAAGCCGGGATGCTCATGGAACCGTCTTCCGTCCGCACCTTGGAAGAAGCCGTAGCCTATGCGCGGTTGTGCCCGGAAATCGGGGATGCTCCGCGGCTGTGCGAGGGGATCGCTGCCCTCTTGAGCAACGTACAGCCCACTCCGGGCATCGTGACCGGATCCGTTTCGGCGGAGTCGCGAGACGTGGCGAGGAAGTTCCTGGAAGATCTCCTGCTCAACTTGCGGCGCGGGTTTTAGGTGCGCTTCGCAGCCGATAGAAAGGATCTCCTAGACGGAGTAACCGCTGCTCTGGAGTGCATAGACCAGAAAGCGGTTACTCCGTCTATGGGGATGGTTCTGCTGCAGAGCACAGCAAGCGGCTTGATCATCACCGGATCGGACCTCTACCGGCTGCGACAAACCGCGATCCCTGCGGAGGTCCGGGAGCCCGGGAGCTTAGCGCTTGCTCCGCAGGTTTTACGGGACCTCTTGCGCCGGTTCAAGGTCCCCAGCCTGGAATTCATTTCGGTTGGGGAGTCCGCGGAGATCCAAGGGGGGAAAAGCAAGTATACCGTTTCCGGGCTTAATCCTGCGGAATACCCAAGGATCCACATTCCGGAGGATGGGGAATGGACCTCCGTTCCCTCTCTGACGCTCGGAGACCTCCTAGACCGGGTGACTCCGAGTATGGACAATAACGACTCGGATCCGAATCGGGTTAGCCGGTCAAGCCTTTTGATTGATGCGCAATCGGGGCTTGATGCGGATGAGACGTGCGCCTATGCATGCGACGGAGCAAGGCTAGCTATCGCAGCTATGCCGCATGACCTCGGAGTGGGACGGGTCATGATCCCTCGCACGGGGATCATGAGCTTGCGGAAGTTCTTGGAGCCCCTTGGCACGGTAGCGATCACGCTGGCCAGGGATTGGCTGTACCTGCGCTATGGGGGCAGGATCCTCGGAGTCCGCACCCTTGACGGTTCCAAATTCCTGAATGTCCGGAGCGTGCTTCCTGTGGGAACTCCGGAGGTCGCTGTACTCCCCCGTGCCTTGCTCCAAGAGACGCTAGAACGGCTAGCCGTGGTCTCCGGAGACGGAGCGATCCGGCTAAGCCTGGGGAGCAATCTGGCACGGCTGGCAGCGGTCAATGGGGCAGGGGAGGAGACGATCGAAGTCCAGTACAGCGGGAAGCCTTACGATTTAGGCTTGCATCCGGAGAAGACGATCCCCGTTATCGCTGGGTTTGTTTGCGATCGCATCCGGCTGGAAATCTTCGCCGTGTCAGAACCGATCGTGATCAAGCCGGATAACGATGATCCATACCTCGCGTCGTTTATGCCGGTAAGACTCGAATAATTTGCTTGCATCCTGATTCAGGATGGATTAGCTTATCTTTCAGACAGGCGCTAACCCCAAAGCGGAGAACTTCAGATGAACAAGAACGCGATCCTGCAGCCCAGCGAGACCATGACCCCGGAGACCGGCTGCCACGCGCTGATGACCCGTCTCTACTCGGAGCCCGGTATCCCCGGCATGCAGGTTCAGATCTTCATGATCGTGAAGGGCAAGGATCTGGCGGAGTCGCGAGCGATCGCGGAAGCGGGCAAGGGCAAGCTGCGGCGCGGCAAGGTCATCGATTCCGCGGAGTTCCCGGGCGCGGTGGAGATCCACAAGTGCAGCGATAACTCCGTCGCCGATGATGCGCTGCGCGGCGTGGCGCTCGCGTTCGCGGGGCTGCTCCCGGAGGAGAAGTCCGCGGAGGAGAAGAAGTCCGCGGAGACTGGCATAGCGGTCTAAGATCCGCAGGCTGGGATGGTTTCCAGACCAGCCGACAGACACCCGGGCGAGACCGGGAAGCGCGGTTCCTGACTAGGGAACCCGTTTTTTGCGGAGTGGCGCAGAGGTAGCGCGTCGGGTTCATACCCCGAAAGCCGGAGGTTCAAATCCTCCCTCCGCAACAAGGCGAAAGTAATCCGGATTTCCGCGCGAATTCCTCGGAATTTGACCGGACTAAGCCGGATACCTAGCCTTTCTTTATGACCGGATTGATCCTATGCGCGGTTCCTCACAAGGAAAAAGCTTAATTCCAGGAACTACCAAGCCTGGCTAGGATCTCCGGTCTCTTTTCCTCACGGGTCGGTTACGCTGCAGGTAAGCGTGCCTGGCATGGGGGAGCTTGAAATCGCGGGTTCGATTCCCGTCCGATCCATTTCGCTCCGAGGTCTCTTGCTACCTTGCCCGGGTCTCTGGACCTCGGAGCGGATCCCTTCTGTTCCCCCGCATGGGTTGCCCATTCTGGCGTCGCTCCTATGCCGGATGCGTCCCTACTAGACGCTTCCCACAACCCCAAACCCGCGCAGCGGATGGGGGACGCATCCGGCGCTTTTCGTGCTATCCTCCCCTCATGAATCCCGCACAGCGGATCGGTGCAGTCCGATTCTTCGCAGACCACCTTGTAAGAACTCCGCTTGCGCACATGCCAGCGCAAGATCTCCTCTTGCACCTAAACGCATTTCTTGCAACGCAAACAATTGATCCTATTCCCGACGCGGGGGAACTCGTTTCCCTGGGGATCTCACTCGGCTACACCTATCAGGTTATGCCGGATGGTCTCTTTTACTGGTTTGTCAAGCTGTACAACCCCGACGCGGAAGATCAGTCCGGGAATGAGCGTCAAGCCGCAAAGCGGGCGCAGCTTGACAGCATGCGAGAAGAGACCTACCACGCTGCCCAAAGCCTCCGAGCAGCGAAGCAGCACCACATGGCCAATAAGACGGTTCTAGTCTATCTGGCGATTATCCGAGCGGAAAAGGAGGAGTTCCCCCGTCCCCAGGGTATGGACGAATCCGCGGACCTCGCGATCCCAGCCCCTGCAGGGCTCCCTGTGGCCCCCTCGCCACCCTTGCCTAACTAGCCAGGGGGAGCCCGCTCCCACGCGATATAGGCACGCTCCGCAGCGTGTCTCAAGTGTGCCCGGACTTCCTGCGGGAGTCCCGGCGCGGGCTCCCCCTGGATCCACGTTGCTCCCGCATCCTCCGAGTATTCCAGCCGGAGAATCGGAAAGGTTCCGGCAACCTCCGAGGTCAACCCCTGTTCAAGCTCCGCGGGTTGCATCCTTGCGCGTAAGTGCATGCCATTCCATAGCCCGGTGACTTGGCGCTTATCTGTCGGAGGGATCGGGTTGCTCATGGTCTGCTCTCCCACTCCGCAATATAATCGTAATCCCAGGTTGGGAGCAAGGTGCTTTTGTCGCTGGCGAGATTATACGCTGTGACGTAATCCGCTGGGGTCATCCGGTTAATCTCAATATAGAGACAAGCGGAGTTAACCAGCAATAGATCTTGTCCTAGCGTGCCAATCATTGCCAGGATATCGTTTTTCAGGGCTTTGGAGAGATTCGGGGGGCTAATCGCCAATCTCCAAGCGACGAAATCCAGGCATCTTGCGGCGGTTTCAATTCGTGCCATGCTTCACCCGTGGTATGCTTTTCTGCAGTATACCATGGCTAGACCACTATTTGGGCCTCAACCGCTCCCAGGAAGCGGCTGCACGTTCCTAGAACACCTTCCGGATTGCCGTTGCCCCCAGGCAATGCTACTCCGCACGCCAGCCCGGATCGCGATCTTCGGTGGGGGAGTCGGGGGGGGAAAATCTTATGCCGGGCTGATACTCGGCTTGATCTGGAGAAGAATCCGCGGATATCGCTGTGGTTTCTTTCGTATCGACAGACCACGACTAACGCAGGAAGGTGGTTTGTGGGATACTTCCAAACTGATTTATCCATACTTTAACGCGGAACCTAATTCCTCCGCGCTATCTTGGCGGTTTCCCAGCGGAGCGGAGATCAAACTAAACGGCTTACAGGGGGAGCGCAAGCTAGGCGCAAAGGATGGGGGACAGATCCCCCTTATCCAAATTGATGAGGCGCAAGAGTTTTCTCGGAAGATGTTTTTCTATCTTCTATCCCGCAATCGTTCCGGAGTAGCCGGAATCCCTAACTACCTCCGCGCTTATTGCAACCCCGATCCGGATGGGGCTCCCTGGCTATCGGAGTTCCTGCAATATTGGTGGGATCCGGAGACCGGGTATCCAATTCCAGAGCGGAGCGGGGTTATCCGCTGGTTTATCAACCATGAGCATAAGTTTGTTTGGGCGGATACTGCGCAAGAACTCCGCGATATGGTTCCGGGCTGCAGCCCCCTCTCAGCTACGTTTATAAAAAGTCACATTTACGACAATCCAATTTTGATGCAGAACAATCCGGAGTATTTGGCTGCATTAAAGAATCTTGATCCCCTGACTATGGAGATCAAGTTAAAGGGCAATTTCAAAATCCGCATTGGAGCGGGTTCCATGTTCAACCGCGTGCATTGCCCACGGGTTGAATTCACACCGATCAACGCGGAGCGGGTTCGCTATTGGGACCTTGCCGGTATCTCTGAGGAAGAAGCGGAAGCACAGGGGAGAGACCCGGATTACACGGTAGGGCTCAAGATGGCCCGCTGTAATGTCACTAAGCAATGCTTTGTAGAAGATGTAATTCGGGGGAGATTTCACCCGTTAGAGGTCAGACAGCTAATCAAAGATACAGCGGATGATGATGGCGAGTACGTCAGAATCAGAATCGAGTTTGAAGCGGGCTCCCATACTAAATATGTAGAAGCGCAATTCCTGGAATTGCTTGCTGGCTATGACGTTGAATTTGTGCCAGCGAGAAGATCAAAGTTTGCCAGAGCGCAAGGAGTATCCGCACAGTGGAAAGCTCGCAATGTTGCGGTAAAGCGGGCTCCCTGGAATGAAGAATTGTTTCAGGAATTGGAAGCCTTTCCGAAAAAGGGAAGAAATATACATGATGATCAAGTAGACTGTTTATCCGGAGCGTTCAATACGCTTTCTGTGATAGATGGTCCGACGTCTGATTCTGACGCGGAGGTCTATGCGCGTGCGCTTTCATCCGGGCTGGCCAATGTTCCGGGTGCAGGGAGGTATGGACGCTAGTAAACTCCAGTCCGCATGCTCCGAGTGGTCTGCCGCCGAATCCGCTCGCTATCGTCAGCAACCATCCCCAGGCATCCGGGGGAGACCGACAGATCGCGAATTGTCAAGGTGAATTATTCCGGAATTCTCTATAGAGTAATTGATTGGGTCAATGGATCTTCTATTGTTGTACCTGCCCAAAGTCTCCTAGACGCATTTACCGATTATGAGCATGTAACGGCCATCGTTTGCGCCAGAATCCACGTTAAGGAGCATGGCATAGTGATAATTGAGTCTGGTCCCGTGATTCGATTCAACATTGATGGAAATTACGCTTTTGTAGAAACTGAAAACTCTTATTATGAGGTAAGGATCGATGCTTGATAAGCTGCTGGCACTATTCGGTTATGGCAAGCTGGATCGGTTGGAAAGGAAGAATCCTTCCCGTAATCCGGTAATTGCCGGGCTCAACCTGCAGCTTGCGGATGAGGCGGTTATCTCCCATGAGTTAGGGAGGTTCAAGCTATCTTCCCAGGTAGGGAAAGCCCTAGACCGGGATGACAGAACGAATGCATGCTTTAATACGCGAGAGCTTGCCGTGCAAGGTCTCGATTTCTCCTTTACCGATCCGCTCTATGGGAAGAATAATCGGCGTGCCAGGAAAGCGCTAGAACGCGATTTCCCGCAAATGTTTCCCGTGTCTATCTGGGGAGAGATCATCCGCAATGTGGGGATGTTCGGTTTCTGTGTAGCACGGCTTAACTGGAATACTCCGGTTCCCACTATCCAGATCTGGGATCCCTACTATGTTACTTACAACTTTGACAAACGCCAGTTTATGGCGGAATGTGTTTGGACCGATAAGAGCGGGATACAGCACAGGGCGGAAGTCCCGGTTACAGCCGGGGATGGGAATTGGCTCTTATTCCTGGGTAGGAATCATTCACAGCCGTATATGGGAGGATTGATCCGTATCCTTCCTCAGCTTGTCGTTTTCCGGCAGAGTAATATGCTGGATTGGAGCAAGAACGGGAAGATCTGGGGAAATCCGCCTAAAGTGGTTTCGACTACTGACGCCAGAGCGGGAAAGATTGATGATTATGAAAAACTAGCCCTAAAGATGAAAGAGATCTGTGGCAATGACATCATAACATTGCCCAATGGTGCTACGATTTCTTTGCTGGAATTGTCGAGAGACGCTTACCGGGTTTTCCAGGCTTTCGGACCGGAGTTCCTTGACGATTGCATTGCAATCGCGATTTTGGGGCAGAACCTTACGACTAAGGTCAAGGGGGCTTCCCTTGCTGCGACTACGGGACATAACCTAGTCCGGCAGGACTATATGGAAGGTGATTGCAGGACTCTGGGGGATACGGCTTACTCCCAGATTGCGCTGCCCTATTATTACTATAAATTCGGAATCGCAGAGCTTGATCAAGTCCCTAATCCTACCTGGGATGCGGTTCCCCCCAATGACGCGGAGACCAAAGCGAAAGCGCGCAAGGCTAAGGGGGAATCGTGGTCTGCTCTGGCTAAGGGGATCCGAGACCTCCGCGGAGTGGGGATTATCGTTAACCGGGAATCCATTTGCAAGGATGAGGGGATACAGGTTATCTCAATCGGGGATTTTGAACCGGAGGATACACAACCCCCAGGGGGAGCCCCTGCCTTGCCCCCCGCGGAAGAAGACGATCCTGCAGAGGACGATAGCGCATCCGAGTAGAGGTCAAGCTATATTGTAACACGCTCTCCCTGTTTACTTGAGAGCGTGAAGATCAAACCTCGGAGACAGGGATCGCATATGGAATTCGGAAACCTGCGGGTTTCCGATTCCGGCTGTGGATCCGTACTCCTGGGGGACTGTGGCGCAATGCTGCAGGCTGCGGAGACCTCCGAGACCTCCGCTCCCGTCAAGCGCTTCCGGATGCTTTCCGCTACGCTTATCCGCGGTTACTGGATCGATTACTCCGATCCGGGGCTGTGGACTCCCGAAACCGTGAGCCTATTTGAGGGTACGACCCTCTACATGGATCACAATAAGCCTGTAGCCGAGTGGATCGGAGTCACGGCAAACGCTGCGCTCTCCACTTCTACGGGGATTCTGGGGGTTGACGCGGATTTTCACATTGACCCTACCCAGGATGACATGCTAGCGGGGGGAGCCATCCGCAGAGGGCTTGCACTGCAGCCCACTCCGGCCATTCGCGCATGCTCCGTAGGAATCCATTTCGACGCGATCCCCTCGCACGGGATGAACGCGGGGGATTGGAAATTCTGGGATCTCCTGGGTTCGGAACTTGACGGAGAAATCGTCAGGTTCATCTGTAAGCGCATTCTTCGGATCGTGGAATGCTCTCTGGTGTACGCGGGAGCGGATCCGGGAGCGCGCAGCCTTTCGGCTTCCGCTGACGCGCAAGCCTGGATCGATTTAGGCCGCAATGCGGCAGAGGTAGAACAGATGGATCCCCTGCTCGCGAAAGCGATCAAAGACGTTGCCGGGGTTGACCCGGGACAAGCGGCTGCCCCTGCGCTGTACGCAGTTCAGGATGAGCGTGACAAGCTGCGCGCAGACGTGGAACGGCTGCGCGCAGAGGTCGCAACGCTCACGGCTTCCGAGCGTGAGAGTCTGATCAAGGTCGGTACGGGCAATGGGAGCATCACGCCAGCCATGCTGCAGCCGATCCGGGATGCGGAGGGTAAGGAGCTTGCGCCAGCCTATGCGCATTCGCTCTCCCTTGAAGCCCTGCGGGCGTTGACCTCCGCGCCGCGCAAGCCGGATGCTGCAGTGCAGCGTGATCTGTCCGCTCCCAACGGTAAGGTGACTCCGGTTCCCTCGCACGATCCTGGGGAAGCCGCTCGCTTGATCGCACAGCGATTTAACAAGCCGGTCTCCCAGGTAGTATCGGAAGCCGCGGAATACAGCGCCGGGCTTTCCCGTGGCGATTCCCAAAACCCGATTCCGCTGGCGAGGTCGTAACCCATGGCAGCGCTTACCCGACCCTGGATCCGTGAGCAAGTGGGGGACCTCCCCACGCGCCGCAGCAATGGCCCGATGCCGGTCAAGGCTGGCGTCAAGCTCTGGCCCGGCGCTCTCCTGTCAATCGAGACAAACGCGGGGGGATGGCTGAAACCGGCCATTTCCGGCGCGAACACCCGGGTTGTCGGGGTTTGCCCGTCGGCGCTTTTCGGCGACGCGATCGATAACACCAACGGGGGGAACGGAGCGATTTCTACGGAAGCGCTCCGCGGCTGCTGGCCATTTCACAATTCCAGTGCAAACCCCGTGACTGCCGTTCACGTCGGCGGACCGTGCTATGTCCAGGATGACAATACCGTCTCCTCTGACAACACAGCGACGCTGGCAGGCACGGTTCGCTGCATCCGTCCCGACGGTTTGATCGAAGTGGAGATCCAGTAAAATGGGTATGCTCAACGTCGCTGACGCGCAAATCCTGCTCGCACAAGTGGACGCTCGCTATATGGAGCAGTTCAGGAACTTGCAAGATGGGTCATGGGCAATGAAGATCCTTCATACCCTGCCCATGAGCAAGTCAAAGACTCGGCTTCCATGGATCAAGGTGTTCTCCGGCTTCCGGGAATGGAACACCATGGATAAGCGATTCCAGAACGTGCAGGTTGACGATTTCGCAGCGGAGACCCGTCCGCTCGAAACCAGCTTCAAGATCGATCGTCGGAACTCGCTTCCGCAGATCTTGGAGCAGATCGTTGACTTGACCGATGGTCTCGCGGAAGCCGTCGCTTTCTTCGATGATGACCTCACGGCAAGGGCAATGCTCGACGGCGAGACCGGCGGAGCGTCCTATCCGGGCTTCAAGTTCTACGATGGTCTGGCGTCTTTCTCGGAGTCGCATCCCGTGGATCCGGACGATACCCAGGCAGGGGCTCCGGTATGGCCCAACCTGCACAAGGGAAAGCCGCTCTCCCTGGAATCCCTGGAATACGGGATTCATGCCATGGCCCGGGTCCGGGCTCCCAATGGGCGCAATATGCGCGTCTTCCCGACCCACTTGATCCACCCTGGTACGCTCTCCCAGACCGCAAAGCGGCTGCTGAAGACGGGGATCATCGGGCGCTTGCTGGCGCAAGCCAACAATGCGGCTGCGGGAGCGGGGGAAACCAATATCCACTCCGACGGGGATATCATCCCGGTCAACGCGCATGAACTGACCTACGGCTTCCCGAAGGAACAGATCAACGGGTCGGAGGATGATTGGTATCTGGTCTGCCGGACTCCGACCCGGAAGCCGCTCACGAAGCTGGAACTTCAAGCCCCGGTTGATATGCCGCTCAATGGGCAGATCGATGGGACGAAAGCCGAGGTTCACTACGGGAAGGAAGCTTCCGCGTCGGTCGTGATCACGCAATCCTGGTTTATCCACAAGTTCAAGAAAGCCGCATAGGGAGAGCGCACAATGCCGATCCGCACGCATAACATGCAGGGAGGTCCGACGGGTGCGCTTATCGACCTCGGAGGCTTCTTCAAGCAATTGGAGATCTCAAGCCCCGGGGCTGGGGTTGCGTTCATCCGCGCAGCCCGGGTCAAGCCCGGCGCGAGCGCTCCCGCTACTCCGGCTGCGACTCCTGACGTTGCGGCAGGGAGTTCTCTGGCGGATGGCTGGATCCCCCTGGGCTCGAAAGACGCTTTTGAGTTCCGCGTTGACATCACGGGGGAGACTGGCTATCGGTGGGTTGAGATCTGGTCTACCACGGCTGGACCTCTCGTTATGGACGCGGAGTAAGCGCCATGCCCTATCGAGTAGGCGGAGCGCTGCGAACGCCCGCAGCCGTGGCTGCAGCGGGCCAATCCGGCGCAGCCATTACCACTTACACCCGTACCCAGATTGACAACAAGGATACGGCTGTGGGGGCTGCGGCTGCGGTTGACGCTACGGGTAAGGCTGCGGCTGCGCTTGATAAGGTGCTTACGCTCACAGCCCCGGGCCGCAATGGGGCAGGGTCAATCACGTTGACCGGAGCCCTGTCCACTATGACCCTGGTCTCTGTCCTGAACGTGACAGACGGAACCAAGATCGCCAATTCGGAGTTTTCCGGCTTTGGGACGGGTACGATTACCCAGACCAGCGCAACGGATTACACCGGAAAGGTTCTGTTCTTCCAAGTCAAGACGGCTTAACCCCGCTTCTTCCGCAGGAAGACACCTTCCGCGAGCATAGCAGCCGCGCTCATACCTCCCCTGGGAGGTCCCCCCGTGATCATCGTGATCCCCCCAGAGACCGGAGCGGGGATCGGTGCAAGTCCGATCGTCGCTTCAATCCGATCCATGACACCATGAATGATCCTGCGCTTCTCCGAGTCCGGGAGTGGGCAGACATCCGCGTCATGATCGTTAGTCGAGCAATAGAAGCACCGGAAATCCGCAGAAACCGTTTCCAAGCTACTCTCCTTTGCAGCCGTCCTTATGGCCGTTGACGAAGAAGCAAACCGGACAAACTTGTGCTGCCGATCGTACTCTGGGAATGATGGGGAGCGGGGGAGGAGTAGTGATCATCGGGAGATACCCGGTTACAAGGCTGTGGTGCGCATCCCGCTCCGCTTG